ATGCCCCTGCTGACCCTTGAGCAGTGCCGCGCGCACTGCCGTATCGACGGCGATTTTGACGACGCCATCCTGGGTGACCTGCTGGCCGCAGCCAGCGACGCAGCCGCAGCCTACCTGGGCCGCGAACTGTACGCCGACCAGGCCGCGCTGGATCAGGCGCTGGACCAGCTGCCGCAGGACATGGCGGCGGCGGTGACCGGGCATGAAGCCGCGGTTGCCGCCGCCAATGCCGAGACCAACGCGGCCAAGGCCAAGGCCATGCGCGATGTGGCCGATCGCCGCCTGGCCGTGGCCACCGCACGCAGCGCACGCCTGCTGCAGGGCATGCCGGCCAACGACAGCATCCGCGCAGCGGTGCGCCTGCTGCTGGGCCACCTGTACGCCCACCGCGAAGCCGTGGTTGTCTCTGCGCAGACGCTCGATGCACCGGCGGGCACCACTGCCATCGCAATGGAACTGCCGTTCGGCGTGGCCGCGCTGCTGGATCCGTACCGACCGGCCGCAACGCCATGAACGCCGGCCACTTCAATCGCCGCATCCGCATCGAGCGCCAGGACGGCCAGCTCGATGCGTGGGGACAGCCGTTGGACGCCTGGCAGCCGGTGGTAGAACTGTGGGCCGCCATCATCGCCGATACCGCCGACAGCATGCAGCGGCTGACGCTGGAAAGCAGACTGCCAGCGACCATCCGCCGCCAGCGCTTCCAGGTCCGAATGGCGGCCGCACGACAGGCTGGCATCCACGTCGGCATGCGCATCGTGCATGACGGTCGCGTTTTCAACATCACCGGCGTTGCACCCGACTTCAGCCGGCGCCAGACCACGGTGCTGTTCACCGAACAGTCTTCAGGCATTGCCTGAGCGAGGACACTGTGATGAGTTACGAAGTGAAGCTGCACGCACTGCTGGGCCCTCTGCTGCAGGGCCGGCTGTATCCCGATGTTCCGCCGGAACCGGTCACCTATCCCTGCGCGGTCTACCAGCAGGTGGGGGGGCAGGCACTGTGGTTCAACGAAGGCTCCATTCCCGAACAGAAGCACGCCCGCGTGCAGCTGACCGTCTGGGCAGATACACGTGCCCAGGCCAACACCCTGATCCGCGACATTGAAGATCAGGTATGCGGAGGTCTACCGAAGTCCGAATCGTTCGGCGCCGTCATTGCCGTGCATGAGCCGGCGATCAGGAAGTACGGCGCGCGGCTCGATTTCGGGCTGTGGTATGCCAACCCGTAGTTTCACCGTTCCTTGCAATACCCCCAAACCCGGCGCTCGCCGGGTTTTTCTTTAAATCAATATGAGGAAATGCAACATGGCACTCAAGCTTCCCAAGGGCACCCAGTTCGGTTTCGCACCGGTCATCTCCACCGCCATCGCCACCAGCGCGATCTCCAAGGCTGCGCCGGCTTTGGCCAGCGTCGCTGCCAACAGCGTCGACACCGGCGATGTGGTGGTCATCGAACTGCCGGGCTGGCCGGCCCTGAACAATCGCGCCACCCGCGCCGGTGCTGAAGCCACCGGCAGCGTTGAACTGCTGGGCATCGACACCACCGACACCGTGCTGTTCCCGGGCACCAGCGGTGCCGGCGTACTGCGCAAGGCCGGCGCCTTCGTCGACCTGGACCAGCAGGGCGACCCGACCACCGCCGGTGGCGAGCAGCAGTACTGGAGCGGCACCCTGCTGGAAGATCCGACCGGTCGACAGGTGCAGATGCCGACCTTCAAGAACGCCAAGACCATCACCCTGCCGCTGTTCTACGATCCCAAGAAGCCGTGGTACTCGGCGCTGAAGAACGTTGACGCCAAGGGCGAGCCGGTGATCCTGCGCGCCAAGCTGGTTGGCGGTGACGTGCTGTACTGGTACGGCTACCTGAGCTACAACGGCGACCCGACCATGGCCGCCAACACCCCGATGGGAACCACTGCGACCTTCACCGCACTGGCCGACTCCATCCTGGTGGAGGATGTCTGATGTTCCAGGTCAAGGCACCTGAGACCTTCAAGAGCACCCTGACCATTGCTGGCCACGGTCGCGAGCAGAAGCTCAACCTGACCTACCGTCACCTGCAGCAGGCCGCATATGCGGACCTGCTGCAGCGCCTGGCGGCCGGTGAGGTGACGCCCGCCCAGGCAATCCTGGATGTCGTCGCTGAGTGGGATGCGGACGTAGCGTTGGATACGGCGGGG